TCCACATAATCCATAACACTTGGGTCAATCTGCGATAATGGCTGTGTTAGTTCAACCATACGCAGTAGACTTTGCACATCTGTTGACCTTTGTGCTTTTGCAAGTGGGCTAACATATTCTATTTCAATATCATCATCACGCAAAAACTCTGGTGCTTCATCGAACATTTTATTTTTAGAAAGAATATTATAGCATCTAGTTATTAATGGCTGTAACAATTCAGCTTGCAATCTGCCGAGGACTGGGCCGAGTATTCGCATTTTTTCTTCTGTTCGTTGCAACACTTCTGTTGCAGTCATTGCAGGACTAGAAGCTAAAATTAATTGGTCAACGTAAAAAGCAGATTGTATTGCTTTACGTCTTTGGTCTTCCATATTTAGACCTAATGGGTTGTTTGCCCCTATATTTAGTGGCTCTAGTCTATCCCTTGTGCCACTTCGATAGAAGTTTAGACCACCGGGCACTGTGCGTATTGGCAACATAAAGCCGTCATCTGGCACAAGCAATGGTGGGTCAACCTGCTTTTGAGCCGCTTTGATTGTAGTTTGTGACATTGCAGATAGCATCTGTATGTCGGGAAGGGCTACCATTGCAACGCTTCTGCCGTAGCCTATTTCAAAACTACTTTTCAAAAAGCGTGGTGACATGTAAGGGAAATCGTCAAAGCCACTTTCTGATAAGGTCTTCTGTTCGTCTGCGTCAAAATAAACTGACGCTATTGGTTTGTTCTCTGCACTTAGTTTTGTTTTGTCGTATTCATCTCTTTTAAAAACTGCGTGGCAAATTGTTACAAATTCAAAGGGGCTTTCTTCTGCCTTCTTTAACATTTTTTGTGGTACGTTATTTTTACCAAATCTATTAATAGCACTTCTGGCTGGCATTTTAAATTCACGATAAACTGTGTCTACTCTGCCATGTTCGTTTTCTGATAAATAACATTCGCTGATATGTCTTGTAGAAAACCTTAACATAAAGTCATCGTCTTCTTCGACCATCATTACAGCAGTGCCAAAAACAACTAGGTCATGGTACAGTTCGTGTATCTGTTCTTGAAAGTTAGACCTAGCAAAAGCACGATACAAAACTTTTTCTGCACTTTGTAACCATTCGTTTGCTTCATCGTTCCCATCCAATTCACGATTAGTGAAACGTAAAGAAAACCAAGCTGTGCTAGGATTGGTCAACATGCCATGCAAAGAAGCTGACAAAAGTTCTGCACTGTGCATTGCTGTGCTATCAAAACTTCTTTCTATTCTTTTTTCGCCTTGTGACCTTTTCTTTGTAATGTCTGCTTTTCTTGGAACAACAAAGTCAGCCAAATCCTGCCAGTGTTTTTCCCAAGTAGACCTTTGGTTTTTTAAGTGCCCCAATCTTTGTGACAGCAAAATTGCTAAATCATCTTTTTCTTTTGCCATCTACTAACTCCCTAGTAGGGTTTTCTTTGTGCTGTCTGGTCTGCCCAGTATTCCCCTTCTGTTTGACTGCAATGTTTTTGTTCTTCGTACTAATGCACCACCAGCTTCTACATCACCACCAGCCGCTTTTGGCTTTCTAACTTTTGTTAGTTGCTCTTGTGGGTTTCTGTTTACAGCTTTTGCAAACTGCGTAACTTCTGCTTTTGTTTGTGCCATTGGTGGTGTTGCTGGTTTAGCTGACCCTAACGCTGACACTGCACCACCATCATCGTTGTCGCCACTGTCAAAGGGGTCTTTGTAGTTACCTTTGCTATCAAAGTTTGCTGGGTTGTATTGTGACTGCCCACTGTAGACAGTGCCCCCAAACAATCCTTGATGTTGAACGCCAACCAAATCTTTTGCTGACATGTTTTCGTTATAACCTACAGAAATCTGTGGTACGCCATTCTTCATGCCAGTCGAATAAACTGGAACGCCACCACCTCTTAGGGCTTTCGCCATATTGTTTGTAGACATACCAGCCATAAAATTCATTGCACCAGTTACTGGTGTCGGCACTCCAAACGGCCCCGTGTACTGGTTAGCCGCTCTGTTTGCTTGTATCTGGTCTGCTAAAATTTCGCCACTTGTCCTAGTGTCAACTGGGTTTCCCATTCTATCAGTTGCACCTTTTTTGCCTTTTGTCCCAGTGTTAAGACCTTTGCTTTTACTCTTAGCAAGTATTTCGTCTTGCTGTTCGTTGCCAGTTGTTTCACTTGCCATGATAGCCCCCTATTTTGTTTTACCATTTGTTAGAAAATTTTGCATACGTTTAATGTCTGCTGTTGACATAAGGGAAGCATAAGACACTGGTGCGTCATCCATTACGCCTTTCGGCCCAGTTAAAATTGTATCTTCTGTTGCCACACGCTTTCTATCTTTCCCACGCTTTTCTATTTCACTGGTTGCAGTGGCAGTGATAGGTTTGATCGGCGTAGCTGGTGGGGGTGGGGGTACTTTTATTTCTGGTGATTGTACTGTCACATCTGGTTTTAAAAAACTCATAAATATACTCCTTCTAGTTCTCCCTGCCCTTGCGTGTTGAATGGGTCGTATGTGCTTTGTGCGATTTTTTGTGGGGCTTTTTCTTCCCAGCTTTTTGTTTCTTTGATGCCAGTGGCAAGGTATCTGAACGCATCTGCCCCATGACTTGACCAGTCGTGGACTGGCTTTTTGTGAAACGTGCGTAGCCTTTCGTTATAAGCCCGATGATATTGTCGTAAACATTCAAGCAATGGTTTGCAATTATCTTTATCAAACCAACACCTTTTGAGTAGCATTTGCCCAGCATGTATTCCATCCTCTATTGGCAGTTTAGGAACTACACGAAAATTAATACCCAAGTCCCACGCAGTTTCCCTTCTGCTCTTTCCAGTTCCCAGTTCCCTAACATCAATATCGTGTGGGGCGTAATGGTAACCATATAAATAATTTTTACTTTGCAATATTTTTATATAAAAATCAAGACCTTCCCCCCTTGCTTCAAAGTAATCTATGATGTGTATAGCCCTACCAACGCTTTGAGCAAAGATAATTGCTGTGCTGTCACCTATGCCTAAATCCCAGAAAGTGTCCACTTTGTAGCTTTTGTCGTAAGGTACTTTTGTAATTTTTCCTTCTTCCATACATTCGCTAAGATATTTTCCATAGATAGCACCAGCAACATTAGCAACCCAGCTACATTCAAATTCTTGGTCATACTGGTCTTTGGTCATCATGTTCTTTGATGCAGTTAGTTCTTCGTCATCAAGTATATTTGTTTCGCTTGCTTTAAAAGTTTTTGTGTACCAGTCATCAGTAGCTTTCGCATTTTCATATAATTCATAAAAACTATTTTGTCCTCTGGGTGTTCCAATAAACAGTGCACCCCCTTTTCTATCAGCCAAAGCTGGGCGTATTACTTCTGGAAACAAACTCTCTGGCATGTCAGCCGATTCATCTAAAACACAATAGTCCAGATAAATACCACGAAGGCTACTAGGATTTTCTGCACCAAGTAACTGTATCCTGCCACCATTAGGTAAATCGCAACGCAGTTCGGTTTCGTGAAAGCGTACCATAGGTATTTTTTCTGCGAACACTTTTAAATAATCAAATGCGATACGTTTGGCTTGTGTAAATGTTGGGGCGATATATGCAACTCTTGGATTAGGTTTGTCGCATAATACTGCGTGACGTAGCAGGTGGTTTATCGCCATCACTGTTTTTCCAAATCTTCTGTGGCATACAACTACTGCCCACCTATGTTTATCCAAAGCATCGTGTAGTTCAGCTTGTAAGGGGCGTGGAGTGTATGGAATTTCTATTTGCATGGCATACCCACAGAGAGAATGGCAGACACTCTTGAAAGTCTATTATACGTCAGTAGCGGGGCGACCACTTTTGGGGGGTATGGGGGGTCTTCGATTTTGCCAGAAAAAGTGCTTCGCTGTGTCGTTTTTAGATTATTTTTGCTGTCGCCAGAAGCTAAGTCATTGTTTTTATTGAATAAGCATTGTCGCATAATATCTATTATGTAACTTTGCGAATGATTGTGCCTATCGTTATCATTGTCATCCTCGTGTGCGTGATTACTGCCAAAGCCAGACACTCTACACAGCTTTAAATAAAGTTTATCCTTACACATCAATGACTTAGTGTTGTTCAACTGTTGCATTTCCCCATGTCAAAGTGATACTTCCTGCACCATTATTAGCATCTTCTGGCTTGTTTCGTAGCCCAGAAGGTTGCATTTGTCTAATATGTTTGTCTTTATGGTCAGCTTCTAAACGTCTACGCTGTACTTCAGCCATAGCTAACTTAGGGTCTGCTGGCAATGGTTGCTCTACTAAATCAATAATAGCATCACGCATTGCTTCACATTGTAAAGTTCTAGCTGTTCTGTACTGTTCGTAGGCATCTTCGTCTTCCTTCACATGTCGAAGAAAGGTACGCCAACTGGGTAAGTTATTATCGTTGTCACAAATACTGGTAAGCGACTTGCCATCGCATAAAGCATCACAGATAGCTGTCATCTGTGTCTTAGTTACTCTTGGTCTTTTTGCCATACAAAGCCCTTTCAAAAAGAAAAGGCAACTAAGGGGAGGATTACAAAATGAATTTTAAGGCAAAATTTATTTAACCTATCGTCACCTTTTCGCTATCAAGGTAACTTATCTTTCAATTTTTTTCAAATGGTTTTCTAATTCTCTTAATTTTTGCATCTTTTCGTATGGGCTAAGTCTATCAATAGCTATCATAAGTTCTTTAAACCTATCCCAGCTATATCGTGGTTGTAGCTTCTTTAAAACCCTACGCTGTAGTTCTGCTACTGGGTCACGCTTTGACCTTTCCACAGCTTGTTTAAACTTGTAATTCGTATTCTTAGCAGTGCTCTTTATTAGATAATTAAGTTTATGAAAGTTTATTGCAGTGCTATTAGCATTGCTATCACTGCCTTGCTTTGCATTGCTTTGCTCTGCATTGCTTGTCGTGCAAGCACGATTATATTTGTCGTCTTCCATCTGTCAAGACCTTTTTCAAAAAGTTATCCACATCTGGCAAAGTGTAGCATACAGCGTAGTAACAGCCTAAGTTTTCCAGTTGCTTTTGAACGTCAAGCTGGCTTGCAGTCTGCTTGTTTTTGCCAGCCTTCAGTTCAATAAATATTGTTGGCTTGTTAGCTACCCAAATAGCCAAGTCTGGAAACCCTGCCTTAAAACCCATTTTTTTTAATTTTAATTTAAATGCTACATGTCGCTTACCTTCATTTGGTGAATGATGGAAGAAGCTGTTGCTGGGCAAAATATACCCCAGATATTCAACAACAGCAGTCTGTAGTCTTTCCTCTGGCTTCATCGTAAATAAAAATCGTTTGGCATAACTTCGCTGTTCGACAAATCCACAATCATCTGCATGTATTTCCTTGAGGGAACAAGGCTGTCTGGGTGCTCACTTGGCAAACACCACCTTCGAACAGTAGTAGCACCACCAGCACCTAAAATCTTTGCCAGATTACGATAGCTGTAGCCTCTTTTCTCTCGCCAATCATTAAGTTTCATATCTTGTTTTTCCTTGTGTAATATAGGTTTAGATATTGTTTATATAAGACACTTGACAGAAATAGTCAATAGCATTATATCTATTATAACATCATAACTGAAAGGGACACACATGAGTTTAGAAAGTAAAAAATTCAAGGTTTTAAGTTATCTGAAAGACAATAAACGCATTACACCCAAAGAAGCGTACAATAAATTTGGCACAATGCGATTATCTGCTATTATTCATAGACTTAGGGAAGAACACGAAATAGTAACCCACATTGTCGAAGACACTGACAAGTTTGGGAACACTGTAAGGTATGCTGACTATGAGTACAAAGGTGAAATTAATTTGTAAATTTTGCAACAAAGGCGAACTGGCGACACGCCAACAGCTAATGTGCAAAGAATGTTTTAGAAAAAGGGATAATGATATAAATGAAAATGATACTAAAAGAGTGGGCTTTACGGCACGATTTCGGGCATCACTCAAATCCAAAGAGTAAAGATAGGGCGAAAATATTTTTCGACAAATGCTTTCTTAGACCATCAGTTAACGAAGCATGGGAAGTTTTAAAAAGCGACACAAACGACATACAAGCCCGTAAGAGGGCGAAAGCTATTATAGATAGCCTAGACCCCCAGAACAATGGAAGTGATAACTGTGCCATGCTCTGTGGGCGACTGGTGCAGACATTTTGCGATACTGTCCTTACAGAAAACACGCCAGTTGGTTTTGCACAAGAAGACATGCTGAACAGCTACGAAAACTACCAGCCAAGAGGTTGGGACAATGGCGAAGACAAAGAAAAGTATGGGTTCTTGAAAGATACCCTTGTTAAAACAGCTTTGAACGCCCTTGAAGGCATCAAAGAAGCAACCTACGCAGAAAATAGGGTGATACCAGAAACAGACTTGTACAAGCCTATGGCTGGCAATGAACTACCATACTTTACAAAGCCAGACTACAACAGAAAAGGCGAACTAAAGACAAAATGGGCAAGAAAAAACAGCAGGTCTAAAACTGGCTACAGCAGTGCGTCACTGCCCAAAAGTTTTGGCATGTTCGAACAGTCACACCTATGGCAAGTAGCAGGTGTATGGGCGTTAAACGGGCATCAACCAGTATGGTTACTGTATGTTACAGATAGTGATTATTTAATTTTTAATGAAACAAACTGCGAAGAACTGCGACCAGAAAACTTGCAGGAAGTTGCAAAAAAGATAATGCAGTACAACAAAGTTACAGAAAAACTTTTAAAAACAGCAAAAACAAAAAGTGAATTATTTGAAATGGTCAGCCCAGATTACGACAAGCTGTGCTGGAATGACCCACCTATTGTTACAAAACATGCAAACATTTTGTTCGATGATGGTTACGAAACAGCTAGGCAGATAGATTATGAAAAAATCATTGTTTAAATACAGTAATGCAATCTATGCACCTAAACCTACAAAGCCTTACTTTGTGCGTCTGGTGCTCAAGCTACGCCCGTTTATGCCTTATCTGTTTCTTATGTTTCTCTACATGTGGGCTTGCTATTTATTCATCTACTTTAACACTTCAAAATAAGGAAAATTATGAACGCTGATATACCAGAAATTATACGAAAAACCTGCGAAGAAGCAGGAATATCTGCAAAAGAAAGTTTGTGGAATTGTCATGGCACTTGGGTCATGTACCATAAGGCATTAGAAAAAGTTGCCAGTATCCAGAATATTAAATTTGACCAGCCAAACATTATCGAACATGACGCTGAAAAAAGAATATGCGTTATGATTGTCACTGGTCATTGGAAAGATAAGACAGAATGGACTATTGGCGAAGCCATGCCAATTAACATTGATAGGGGCAACAACAAACAGCAGTACCCATTTGCCATGAGTGAAAAGAGGGCAAAAGATAGGGTAATATTAAAGCTGTTAGGATTGCATGGTCATGTCTATTCACAAGATGAATTTGCAGACGCAGAAGAAGATTTAAAACCAAAAGGTAATCAGCCAAAAAAAGAAACTACTACTGCACCACAAGTCAGCGAAGCAGACACAAGACAATTTTGGGAACAGTGGGTAGCAGACGAAATTCGAACATTTGAACACAAAGACAGAAAGCAGTTGTTTGGATGGTTCGAAGGGAACAAGCCAAAGCTGGGGCAAATAAAAAAACTTGGCTATGGTGATTTATTAACAAAAGTCCAGACAAGCTGGGATGAAATTTACCAACAGAAGGAAGCGTAATATGAAGGGAAACAAACCAACACTGGGTAACAGTACCCAAAAAATACTGGCAAACATGCCAAAAGAAATGGGCGAAGAACAAGAAGTAGCCTACAGAATTTCTGGCTGGGTGCAAATTGACAATGGCTGGGACAGCATGGAAAACAAGCCAATGGAAATGACCCGTGACCAACAAGCACAAGTTGACGAAGTTGTTAGCTTGATGGAAAAATATAACATCCAAGTTTCTGTGCAGGTACAGCGTAAGCAGGGTATGGAAATAAAAGACTACCCAGTTGTAGCAAGGTGGCGACTATTTACGAATAAGCCAAGTGCACCAGCAGGTAACTACACTGTGGCAGAAACAAGGCAAGAAAATACCCCAGAAAGCAATGGTGCTAACTGGGGCGATATTTAAGCTGTAGCTTTTAACTCTGGGACAACCTTATAAGGCTTGTCCCATTTACCTATGTTGACCCAGATATAAAAAGCAATATCGAAGTAGTCTGTCATTATATCGCTTTTGTCATACCAGCCATCACTATTCAAGCCACCTTTACCAAGTGGTGCAGTCTTGGCAATCTTAACAACCTTTTCGATTATCTTGCCATTTTCTTCGCCATAAAAATCTCTTGCCCATTTATGGTTTAACTGGTGGTATCCTTCGCCAGTCCATACAACGCCTTCGCCAGTATACCTATCAATCGAAGTATGTGGCTTCCACGCCTTGCCTTCCATAAAAGCAATCCTTACGCCATGATGGTCATCTTTCGTGACGCTAAATTTATATTCTGGCATTTCTGCCTTCAAAGCATTTCTAATATGCTTTACTTCTTCTGTTGAAATATATGCCATCTAAACCCCCTTTCTCATGTCAATGGCTTTGTCCCACATTGTCTTTGCATCGTTGTAATGGGCAAACCCATATTCGTCAGCAAAGTCCATGCTACTGCTGAAGTAGACTGGTTCGTAAATTTTGTGGGTATCTAAAATGTAAGCCAACATCTTGGCTGTCTTTGCTGTGCCAATCTTGTTGCCTACGCCTTTGTAAACTTCGACTTTGCCATCATTGGCACTGACGAAAACATTAATTGTTTCTTTTTTTGTCATATCGTTTTTTCTCCTTCCATAATTAATATAGCAACTGTGTCGCTATACGTCAACCCCCTTTGTAACTTTTTTTATTTGCAACAGTTTGCACTGTGCTTTTGTAGGCTTCTTGCCCTTGTTCAATGCCTTCCAGCTTGCTTCAGAGGAAACAACGCCTTTGTTTCCCCTGCCATAACCAACGTAGTAGGTTTCTTTTTTCATTATGTTAACCCCCCATATCTGTTCCAGTTGTAGTTCCAGTAGGTTTCGTTTCTTTTTTTATCGCTGTAGGTCTGGTAGCCTTTGCCTTGACAGCCATAACATTTGCCAACCCTAGCTGGTACGCCATTTGTAATCGGCCCCATTTTCCAAACACCATCGCCACCACAGTTGCCACAATTCTTTTCGTAAATCTTGGCTGTTTCTTTCATCATGGCTTGGTCTTTTTTAGAAATACCAGCTTCACCTAAAGTAGCTACTTCTTTTGTAGCTTTCTTTTCTTTTGCTTTTTTGGCTTGCTTCTCAATTATTTTGCACTCTTTGGCAATTTTTAAAACGTAGTCAGCCATTGGGTCTTTGTCGACCAAGACAGCACTGCCATCTTTTAACATGTCTTTTACTTCTGCGTACATGTCAGACCCAGTAGCTTTTGAGTGCTCTTTGCAGTATTCGATATATTCTTTTGTGACTTTTAACATAGTTCCCCTTTCCTAAACTATTGCGAAGTAAGTAGTGAATTGTTTGTCAAACATAACTTTGAACATCTTGGCTATGTTTGCGAAATTGACATTAACGTAATACTGAGGCTTCCCAACTGCCCCTTTGTAGTTAACTATCATTTTGACCATTTGTTTCCCTTTCCTTACAATATTAATATAATACTATTGTCGTAAAACGTCAACCCCTAGACAAAAAAATATTTATTCTTTTTCTTTTTGCTTAGTTTTCTGGGACTTTTGCAGGTGGTCTTTACAGATTTCTTCGTAATATTCTACGCCCTTGCAAATGGGGCAGGTGTAAGCTGTAATTCTTTTTTCTAATTTTGTTGACCAAGTTCTATTAGATTTTACCTTACACCTTTCGCACAATGTCATTTATCAACCTTTTTTAATACAATGTCGTAATTATTTGTTTTACCAGATAGTACAACGTCTGGCTTTCTTTTCAAGCGTTGTTTAAAAACACTGTAATCTACATGGTGATGGTCACGACTAAACTTATGCGACAATTCTACTAAGTCTGGGTGCATGTCTTTTAGCATCTGACTTTTAAGTTTCGTGCCCTCTTGTGCGTAAAATTCGTCAGTGTTGCCCCCAGTCATTTTAGTTGTAGTCTTTTTGTCTTGTAAGAAAGCATTAAACTGTACAGTGCAGTAACCTGCTTTTAATATGCGTAGACTTAAATCAGTGTCTTCGTTATATCTGCCACGCCATCTGAAAGGTATATGGTTGTTTATCAGTAAACAGCTATATATTCGGGTATTCAGCGTGTATGGTGGGCGAAAGTCTTTAGTCGTTACAAACTTATCATAATGAAAACCAGCTTGCCCTATGTTCGTGTATCGGCTAACAAACTTTTCAGCCATTTTAAATATAAAACCTTTTTCGCACCAGACCTGCATGTTTTTATTGAAGCGTCTGAAGCCATCAATGTTGTCATCCATGACCCAGTGCCAGTCAAAACCATTTTCTAAACTGTGTTCCCAAGCAAAGTTTCGTGCACAGCCCGGTCCCTTTCTGGGGTCATCGTCTTTCCAAAATGTGTCGTATTCGTCTTTGTATCTTTGTGGCAACACAAGCAATCTATCTTCGCCAACCAGCTTCGCATAATTGTCGTACTCTGGTTGTTCAACAATCATTTTGTATGGTACGCCCATTCTATCTAATGACCTGCTGGTCGGGTTTATTTCGTACCTGCCTTTGCTAACTATATAAATGGGATAGTCTGGGTTGTGTTGTTCTGTGCTTGTGTAACGCCAGAAGCGTGGCTGTTCGTTATGTGGATACCATGCTTGCTTTTTAGTTATCTGCTGGTTGCCATCAAAAACTTTTGCACCATCGTAAACAAATTGCGAAACTAATTTTTTAAATTTCTCAAAATCTTCTTCGTTTCTAAATTTAAACATAGCAGTTATAGCTGGGTCTGCTTCAGTCCAGTTGTCATAATCTGGCATGTCTGACCATTCAACTTCCCAGTCTGCTGGTAAATTAAACAGACTGGATTGTTTATTTTCTTTGGGTGGGTTGACCTGCATTATTTATACACTGCTGGTCGAAAAGTAACCTGCCCAGTTTTATCTCGACTTAAAAATCCAGATGAAATAAATTTATTTCTAAATTCTAGCTTGCCCAATTTATCTTGTGTGGCTAGTTCTAATTTAATAGCCATGATTGTGCTATCATCTAAATCTTTAAAATTTAAATTATACTTTTCCATATATATCCTTTCTTAATTGTTGTTAATAAATTTATGGTGAATTAAACACAAATCGTCTACGACTTCTTTTCTGCTAGACCACTGGACTTTTCTACTTAGGTAGTCTTCTTCCAAATAACCTGCCCATTGCGTTGCTAAAGTGCCAACATAATAAACATGTCCAATCAATTTGCCTTTGAAAAAAAGTTCCCAATCTGAAACATCAGACCACGCTGACCATTCCCTTTCTGCTGGGGTGTTGTAACCCTTTGCTGGTCTTTTCAATTTGTAATCTTTTTTATTTAATGTTCCTATTGGATTTTCAACAATGCCATTTTCTGCGTAGTGTCCCATGTAGTCCCCCTTAGTTTGCATAAAATTTATCGAAGTTAGAAACAGTTGTGCCAAAACAATCGTCACATAAGCAGTAGCCAATTTGTAATTTGCCATTCTCTGTTTCTGCACTATCTCTGTGTTTTACTGTGTTGTCAGTGCACCCACAATCTGCACAATGCAGTTTGTCAACCCACTCGCCACTTTGTAAAATTTTATTCTTTGGTATGTTTAGCATATTACCCCCAATCTTTCTTGTCGCCAGACATTTCGTTTTCGTTATAGCCATCTGTGTAGGCTTTTATTTCTTCTGGTGTCATTAAGGCTTCTGGTACTTTTGTACTAGAGTATGTAGCACCAGTGTAATAGTGTGGGCTGAACTCTCTGTGGTAGTAGCTGTCTGCACCCCCTCTGTCGAAAGCTGACCCATGACGCTTGCCTAGTCCATTAATTAATTTATCCATAATTCTAAATCCCCCTTTTCATCTGGTTTAATATCAAACTTATCTTTGTCGCATAACTCTGGTGCTTCGTTAATCATCGCAATCAAATCTTTTTTTTGCACTCTAATGTACATGCCATCGTGTTCGCTGGTTTGTACGAAGCCATGACATGTTTTACATTTTCTAATTTTTGCGATTAGCTGTTTTATAGATTTGTAGTCGTAGTCTTTGTAGGTCATACTATCTCTACGTCTAAACTGGCTAACAAGTCTGGGTTAGTTGTTACCAAGTCAACATAGTCACCAAAGTAACTGTCGAAGACCTTGACTAAATTAGTGTAGTTGCCAGAAGTCATTTCGTTGCGTATCGCTGTAGCGTCTAAGCCTAAGTCTTTTGCAAAGCCATTTGCAAAACCTAACAAGACATAAGCGTTACCTTGTGACCCATCTAAGTCGATAACTTTTTTAGCTGGTAATTTAAATTTTACTGCCATGTATTTTCTCCTTCCACTATTTATATAATCATTGTGTCGTAATAAGTCAATACCTACCACATTCTTTTTGGTGTTTCGATTAACCCAGCTTCTTCGTATGCTTTAGCTTTGTTCTCGTAAGTCCAGCTAGGTTCTTCTACTCTGTCGTGAATTGGTACAGCACCATAAAAGTTGTGCCCTAACAATTTTGCTACAGCATCGTTAAATCTGCTGTCAGAAGTAGCACCATAATGACCACCAAACATTGTCCAGTTTGCTCTATTTTTTTCTGGGACAATTCTGACATGCTTCATGTGTGGATTATCAGCAAACTCTAAAAGTATTTTTGCTGGTGGGTAATCTTCGCAGGGGTCAAACGGCCCCTCTACGTTTGTAATGCAAAGACCTTTTGCTTTAGAAGACACGCCATTTAATGTGCAGTCGTGTTTGCCTTTGTAAATATCAATGTGTAATCCCATATTCTCTTTCCTTCCTATCCATATTTTCTAAAAGTTTTGTCGAAAGCCACTTCGCTTACGCCAAAGTGGTCAGCCTTGTTGACCAACTCTACAAACAATTCGTATGGGTCAGTGCCAGACACATTTTCTAAAGTCTTTGTGCCATCGTTTAATGACCCTTTAACACCATCAGCGAAGACTGTTATCACGCCTACTGAAGTGTAGTTTGCACCATCTTCTGTAAACATTATGTCCCAAGCTGGTACGTCTGTGTTCCAGCCATACATGTGTTTTTTAGAAGGGCATCTTTCGAAGTTAAAATAAATGTTGGTAGGGTGTGGTGCTTTGTTAACGTAGTCTTTGTAACCCCCTACCCCAGTGTGACTTTTTGGTAATGTAGTTTTCATATCTTTCCTTCCTAACAAGTTTCTACTTCAACAACATCTTTGCGATAGTTAGTGACCAAGTAATCACAAACCTTTTTCCAAGTGTTGTATTCATCGCCATCAATGTCCGCGGCTATGCCATCGTAAAGTTCGTTTTCACAAGTAACAGCGAAGTTGCTGTCCTCGTGGATTTTTCCATAGCAATCAATCGTGTTGCCATCTTTCTTTTTGTAAACATAATCTGCTGGCATCGTTACTCCCCTTTCTTCCAGTAGTACAATGTAGTGCCAATAACTTTGGTCTTGTAACCACAAGTGGTAAACCACTCAAACTTGTCTTCGAAAAACTTTTCTACTTCTTCGAAGGTCTTGAATTTTAACTTTGTTGGTTTTTTCATTTTTTCCCTTTCTCTTACATTATTTACATAATCACTGTATCGCTTTACGTCAAGAGGTAAACTAAAATAAATTTATTGTTACAAAATATAACAAGCAATATCAATGACTTAACAAAAAAGTTTTTTATACTATTGACTTATTACGACACAGTACCCATATTAGTAGTGTAAGAGAAAGGGGGCAATATGGATTGCGAAAGACTTTACCAAGAAGCAGACTTCGCTGGCACTAAAGCTGGCAATGATGCTTTGCCAACACCAATGGTGGTAGGTAGTCCAACTACACCACTTGGCAATGACATTGACCCGTCAAAGCCTACATACTTCGTCAATGATGGCGTATGTGGCTTTGCTTGGGTAAACATCAAACCAGCTAGGGGCAAGTTCGTAAGCTGGCTTAAAAAGGCTGGGATAGGTAGGACTGATAGTTACTATGGTGGCTACACTATCTGGGTAAAAGGCTTTGGTCAAAGCTACGAAAGAAAGCAGTCATACGCTGACGCTTTCGCCAAAGTCTTAAACAACAATGGCATTACTGCCTATGCAATGGGAAGGTTAGACTAATGGCTAGTCCACACATCAAAGACTTGCCACCAGAATTGGTGGCAAAACTTGGACTTGATAATTACTTAGACAAGCCCAAGCGTAACAATACTTTTAGTATGGAAGCTGTACGTCAAAACTCTATAAGGGTTATGGCTTGCTTAGATAAGCTGACACAATCTCAGCGAACTAGAGTATTGAAACATGCACTTAAAATAAATGAGGTCTAACATGCAGATGTTCAAAAAAGTAAAATTGGAACTGCCAACTGCTAGGGTTTTTGTTAGAACTTGGGAAGAAAATGGGCAACTGAAAGGGGAACAGTTGCCCAGTCGAAGGGAGTTGTTGAAGGAGTATAAACACTTGCAAGCTGACGAAGTGTACGCCAACAACAAATACCAAGTCAACATACATTATGACGCAGAAAGCACTGGGGCAATAGTTCCTAATCCAGATATTAAAGTTGTCCATGTGTCTGTTAAACGTAAGGATAAAAAACCAAACATTCCTTATAAAGATTTAATGGCTATCAAAAACGAATTAGTTGGCAAGGAATACGAAGCACTTATGCTTTACCCTGCACATAGCAGGGAAGTAGATACAGCTAATCAGTATCACTTGTGGATACCAGTTGACCAAGAAGGCAAGGCACTGCCTATACCTTTTGGCTGGGATAGGGGAAGGCATGTATGGAATTGATATTCGTTGTAACTTGTGCTATGTCTTTATTGACTGTCACTAAATTAAGATTAGTGTCTTGTTATGATGATAGGCATGGTCATTCGTTAAGGACTGTTGGTAATCGCAGTATTATCATTAGTGGTTAAACCTATTGACCATGCTGAAAAAGCACCCAGCACCTTTTCTCTTTCCAAGCTGGGTGTTTTTTTTCATATAGCTATTGACTTATTACGACACAGTGGTTATATTATATATGTAAGAGAAAGGGAAAAACATGAGATTATACAACAACAAAAAGTTTCTTGAGTTTGTCGATTATGTTTATTCGTTCTATGGCGAATATGCTGACGACACTTTGTATCCTATCGAGGGCTGTACTTGGCGTGTCTGTTACAATTCATGTAAAGAGTATGTGCTCAAGGTAGCTGGCACTGACGCTTGGGGTTATGGCGACAGTGTTGACAGAGAAAAAGTAAGGGATATTATCCTTGCTAAAGGTTATAACTTTGTAAAGGGGGTAGCGTAAATGCCAAAAAATAATACAGAATATAAAAAAGGTGATTTAGTTTTTGGGATAGATGAAGAACTAAACATCGTGGATAAATGTGCAGGGTTTGTTACAGAAGTGCACGAAAAACCAGATGGGTCAAAACTCTACAATGTCCAGTTCGACAATGGCAATTTTCTTCTTACTGGTTTGCAGTTAACAAGTGAATTGGAATTGTAATATGAAGACATGGCAAAGCCTAACTGGTAAACAAAACAAATATGGGGAATGTGCGTTCCCCACTTTCAAACAACAATTAGTAATAGCTGAAATGATTGGACAGCAAGCAGGTCATCCAAGCGAAGTCTTGCAGTTTGCTGACAATTTATACGAAGGTTACGACATGCTTGAAACAAAGCAAGCGTTTATACAAATAGGCGTAGACGCTTGGGAAAATGCCAACGCTGAATATGTCGAAAGCGAAGGCTACGTTAGCGTGTACGAAGATAAGAAAGACAGCAATGTTATCTATCTAAATAAACTTCGTGATATAGAATTTTAAGCCTTTTTCTTTTTCTTCTTTTTAGGAAAACCAGCTTTCATATTTGCGTATGCTTTAGGGGATATAGTAGAATTTTTTTTACTTCTACTTATTCCCTTTTTCTTTCTTGCGTTTATGTTTGCGTATAGTCCTCTTTTAGCCATATAAAAAACCCCCTATAAAAGAACAGCCCCAGATACCCAGAACAATTAATATTTCATTTTTCATAATATCATCTTTGGCAAAAAAACTGTACCTAAAATTAATATTGCCAAGCCCCATAGTTTATAATCCAGACTATCTAAACTTTTTTCTATCTTAGCATAGCGTCTGTTACATTCTTCTTCATGCTTTTCCAGCAACCTTAAAACTTCATCTGCTTTCATACTAACATTTCCATCTACGCCTAGCGGCTTTACCCCGCGGCCCAGTCCAGCTTCTTGACCTTGCACAGAAGTTTTTTCGCCTTTTGGCATCTTTGCTACCCTTCTTTACTTTGCCCGTTACTGGGGCTTTTAAATTGCTACCAGTAGCCCTATTATACTTAGCCCTACCTTTTGCTGTTAAACCACCACCCTGCTTGACGCTTCGTTTTTCTCCACGCCCAACAGATAAGTTTACACTTTTCTTCTTTTTTCTTTTAGTCGCCATCCATTAACTCAAAGTGTGGTGCATCTATAAAAGGTCTTCTTCCTTCACTACGTCTTGTATCAATGTAACTATCCATAGCTTCGACCATTGTGCCCTGCCATTCTCTTATGTCTGGGACTGTCCATGCCCCACCCCAGCGTATAGCTACATCATTAATGCTGGCACTTCTACGCATGGCATCTGCTACTTCATCGTAAACATTTATTTCCCAACAGCCACGACCATCTACATAAGCCATCAAATCTACAGCACGACCTAGTAAATGTTTTGACTTCATTGTTTGTGAAGCCCCTTTATCTACTAAAGCCCTTTGTTCTTCTTCAGTTCGTAGACCACATATAACACCAAAGTCTATGTCTGTAACTTGTATAGCGTACTTAACAACTTCTATTAGCTTGTTGTCTACGCCTTCTAGTTTAGATAAAGACCTACTTGATAATTCAAACATTACTTTTTCTTTTTCTTGCTTGCGATTATTTTTTTCTTCAATGCTGGTGGCAATGTCTTTTGCTTACCTTTCAAAGCACCATTCATCTTTTTCTTTTTTCCATAATGACTAGGCATTTATTTACTCCCTCTTTTGTTGATTAATTGTAAACCTTGTTTTCCAAAACGATACCCAAACGAAGCACCAATAGAAATATATAAACAATTTTGAAACCACTCTGGGCAATGTTCATTTAAAAAAATAAAGCCCTCTTTAACGTAGGGCTGGGTAATCGGCAAGAAGCAAGCGACCAATATACCACCAAAAATTAAAGTCCAAAATTCATCCTTCCAACTTCCTGCCATTTGCGAAGTAAGGCTTTCTTCCATAAGCATCTGGCTTGTAGCTTCTTTCTCATACACTCTGGCTTTTGCTACAGCTTTAGCTACCTTAACTTCATTATCAGCTTTCTTTTCATCGACCTTTCCTTGTAACCAAGTGCCAGCCAAGTTTGCTATTGGGCTTATTAATAAATTCCACATAAATTATTTATACCTTATTTAACAATTACTTTCCATTATTTCTTTGTGTCCAAGCTGTTGTCCCCATGTAAGCGGCCACAATCCCACCACCCGTTAAGTAAAATAAATTTGAAATGTCTGCTAACGCATTTACCCTTTCTATAGGAACAAAGAACATTGCAACTGTAAACACTCCCATTGCTATCAAAGAATACCTAGCCATTCGTAACTGGGCTAAATTTTTTCTAAGTGCTGTTTCTAATTCTTTAATCTCTTTTGCGTGTGCCAGTTCAGCATCGGACACTATGCCGTCACCATCTTCGTCATAATCTGCGTAAATAGATTTTTCTTGTAATTTTTTTTGTGTCATTTCCATAGCCCTAACATAAACAATCCCAAACATTAAATTCTTATATAAGCCCAAAGAATAGCTACAATAACTATTACCCCAACAGATACACCCAAAACTATTAACGCTACTTCTATTGCATCATCCTTCGCTTTTTGTTTTCTAATTCTTTCTCTTTTTTCAGCTTCTTTTATTTCATGTATTCGTCTTGCTCTTTCTGCAATAATGCCTTGCCATGTCCCATGTCCAAACCTCATGTCCACTAGCTGTCGCATTTCATCCATGTGCTCTTGTGCTAACTTTGCGTTTATAGTTTCCTCTGCAACAGACTTCATACTCAAGGGATTTTGGGCTTGCATTTTATCTCTTTGTATTTGTTTCTCACCTTCAAAGAGTTTATCAATTTCTTTTGCCAGACTGCCTACATCATTAGCTGTCGATATTGCCCCCTTAATTGCTTCTGTTGCTGATTTTACTAACGCTATTCCAGCAAGTGTTTCTGCTACTACCACTCATTTTCCTATGGTGTTGATATTGTTAAATGTCCACTAGCGTTGACTGCAAAGCCAACACCAGCAGTTGCGAAAAAATAACTTGTATAATCGCTAAGTGTAAAATTATCTGCTGTACCAACAACGCTGTTATCTTGTCTTAATGTTCCATAGTTAGCTGTGCCAGCTTCATCTTTTTTCAATCCATAAAATACAGCGTTTTCTGAAGGTGGGCTGATAAACTCATAACCAGTAAGACCAGAATTAACTCTTAGGAATTTTCCTGCATCACTACTGCCAATAGTAGGCAAACTTAAATTAGTGAATATGTTGTTAGACTTTGTAAAATAATGCAAAGCACTAAAACCAGTAGTCCCATCTGTCAAAGTAAACTGGGTATCAACAGCATTTGTTGCTAACTTTTCTGCATCGGTTTTGGCATTAGTCGCTTCTTGTGCTTTGGCTGAAGCTGTCTGTGCATTAGATTGTGCATTAGCAACATCTGACGCGGCTGTTGATACTGTCAATTCTCCAGCGTTGTCAAAACCAAACAATCTATCTGCTCTGTCAGAAGCACCAACTGTAAAAGCTGTTGACGAAATAGTGTTTGTAGGACTGGCTTTGATACATCTGTCTAATTCTTCTTGTATTTGTTGGACAATAAAAGTCAGTCTATCTAACGCAGTTTCATGTGCATCAGCAGGGAATGGGTCATTAGCTACATAATCTGTAACTTGTGTAAGTGGTACAATTCTTGTAAGCGTAACAGTTGACCCTGCTGGTGGTCTGCTGTCTGTAGCAGAATAGTTACTGTCAGCAGTGTTGCCAGTGTTAAATTTAAATAATACTGACCCACCATCGTCACTGTTTGCACCAGTTACAACGTAATTGACGTTCAGTGTTTGTGTTGTTTCTACACCTGCACTAGACCTTACAATTACCTGCAAATCTGTGTCTGCAAATATTTTAAAGTTATAATTAAATATATGGGTACTGCCATCACCACTGGCACTGGCTTTGTTTATGGTACTAGATACAGTCATAGCTACCTACCTTTCTTAATAATTAGCTTCGTTAAATTTCTTTTCATATATTTCGTTTTCTTTATTTTTAAGTTCCATGTACCTTGTAATTCTGGAATTTAAATCATCTTTTGTTTTGCTTTCTTCGTCATTAAGCATCCAATAAACTGCCATATCTCTTGCAGTTATTTCTGCTTGCCTAAGAAGCAAGTGCATTTTTTCTTGGCTACGTTTATCTGCCCCATCACTGTCCATCCATAATTTATACAACGCTTGGTATTCATCACTTTCAATAGTTTCTTCTAAATTTTCTATTAGGTACATACCCCTTACTTCGTGATACACAGCAAGTTCTTTATCAGATATTTCAAACTCACCTACGCCAGCAATAAATAAATTTTCTTCTGGCTTTTTCGGCCCCCAGAAAACCCCTTTATCTCTGTGTATAAAATGTTGATTTAGGGCGTGTGCTCTTTTGCCCCTATCTGGCATACTTTCTGTGCCTTTATCATTTGCAAAATTTTCACCTAAAGTGCTTGTGTAAATTGGTGACATGATACTCGGCCCAAGTGTTTCGCCAACTAAAACTTTTTGACCCCATACATTTCTTTTAGTTTCCAAACTATCAGACCAGCCCGGTATCTGTGCTTGGATTTTATCAATCAAACCTCTGGCATATTTTACTTCTGGCGAATAAATTTTTTCTGCAAGGTTAAATGCTCTTGGAACAACTGACTTAATATAACTATCAACCATGTTGCCACCATATCTTTGTGGGTCAGATATAGTGTTTATCAACTGGGAAAATCCTTGCATAAATGTTTTGTCAGTAAGCTGGTTACTAATCATTATGGTTAGGGACATGGCAAGTTCTTCCCTATCGTCATCGTTCATTGTGCCACCTAGCATCAATTCACTAGCATCAGCAAAAACACTTAGAATAGAACTAAATGGTTCAGCACCAATATACGAATAGTATTTATCGCCAACCTTTATGCTGTAAGGTTGCCAGCCACTTTGCCTAAGTTGACTTCTAACTTCTGGGTCAGTCGGCCCCCCACCAGTTATCAAACCTTGTGCACCCATACCCATAACCATAATGGCTGTGCCATTACCCATGTGCATCCTAGTCTTTGCTTTTTGAAAATTTATTTTATCTTCTTTTGTAGCGTTAGGTGCTTCAGCTTTGTTTTTTAATGTTTGGTATTTTTCTGTCCATGTAGCCAAAAATGTTCTTTCGCCCAAAGCATATTTAGTGGCGTTGTATGGCGTTTTAAAAAAAGGCACAAAGTATCTTATCAAGGCATTATCTCTAAAACCTTTTAAGTTGTTACCTAATTTATCTAAATCTGTTTGCAGTGTTACATATTTAGCGTGTGCATTTGCGTCTTTAAGAACATTGGCTGGTGGGTCAGTAACAAATTGTGCAATATGTTCTGCCAGTGCATCACCTTCTAAACCTTTGCCCCTGCCAGTTCTCATAGCCATTTCGTACAAGTGCTGGCGTTGTGCCATGACTTTTATAAATGTATCTTCCCATTCCAACATTCTGGTAGGCACTCTGTCTAAAGTTGCTATCCTTCCTAAACCATTTACAACTGTTCCAAACACCCCACCATCTTCGCTACTAAAAGCATTTTGTCTTAGTCTGCCACCACCACTTTCAAACTTACTTCCATGAATAGCCTTTTCACCATACTTAAAACCATTTCCAGCCATCTTGTATGCGTCTTGCATTGACATAAACATTCCAAAGAAAGACGCTTGTACGTCAGACATTCTTAGTCCACTGTCTTCTTTACCAACCAGCATACCCATTCTGTTTAAGCCAACTGCAACTGTTCCTTCAACGCCATGTGCAAAAGTTTGCAAGAAAGCACCAGTAGTATTTTTAATATGTGTAACTGGGGATGAAAGAAGTATGTTAATCCATGCTTCGTACAACGCATCACCAAGTTTTCTAAACTTGCTGGTTGCTCTTGCGTAAGCCAGCTTGTTATGACTATCGCCAGCTTGTATATATTTTTTAGCTATATCTGTAATGTCTTCACTGCCACCAAAGTCTTCCAGAATATTATTAATATCATCTGCTTTCATTTCAGCAGAAGATTGACCAGTTCTAACTGGAATACTAAATTGCTGTAGTGCCCTAGCAATTTCTGTTTGTGACCCTTTTATTTGTGATTGTATCTGGGCTACAAATTCTAACTGCTGTCTAAAAGCTAGTTTGTCTGCATTAGTACCATTAACAGCTTTTTCTGCTAATCCATCTAATACACCTAGTTCTTTGACCAAAAACTGTCTAGCGGCTAACATGGTTTCAGCTAAACCCATGTTGTTGCCACCAACTATTACGCTTCCTTGATGGCGACCTAAAATACTACTGGCTAATTTCTTTGGGTTCGCACCAATTAAATCAGCAAGTATTTTGGTGCTTTCATTAGTTACATAATCTCTGTTGTTTTCTTTTATTCTGCCTTGATAGTTTTCATTTGACGCTATTTCGTTAATAGCTGTGTAAATGTTGTTTTCGTCTGGCAATTTTTTGTCAGCAGGATTTACTTGACCATCTTTAGTGCCATAAGCCCTAAAGCCATTTAACATACCTTTATCGTCTACTTCACTTGCACCATCATTATTTTTGTTTGCAAGTTTACTGGCTAATGCTTCGCTTTCACTTTCGCCAAAAATGTTTTTACCATCTGCATCTTTTCTAGTGCCAACACTATAAAAATCTCTGTCTGCTTTTCTATCTGCATAATATGACGTTTTAGGGTCAAGGTTTAGAAAGTCATCTGCTTCTTTGTTGTTGAATAGACCACCACCTGCTTGGTTTAGTTCTGCATCATTCTTAGATGTTTCAGTTAAAACTTTATTGTATTCAGCGTCTTGGTTGTCTTGGCTTTTACTTTCTTTTTTCTTTTTAGCAAGGTCAGCTTCGTAGGCTTTGTATTCTTCTTTGCTTTTAAAAACTATGGCAGGTATATCTTCCCAGTTATTCTGGTTAGCAATGTGCACAGTGCCATTACCATCTAAAATTTCATAAGTACCATTTTCTAATTGCAATACCTTTATCGGCCCTCTTTTTTCGATATTGCCTAGCTTGCCTTGTTCCATTAGTATTTTTGTATTGTCTAAATGGAACTTATCCCTATCGTTTACTGCAATACTTTTTGGGTTTACCAGCACTGAATTTTCGCCAGTAACCATATAATTGTTCCAGCTATTATCTATCTGTATAGTATCTGCATCTAAGTTTTTAGGATTAACACCTTTCTTTATAAGTTTTTGTTTCTGGTCAAAAAGTTTTTTTGATTTATTAAGAACACTAAAGTTGTCAAATCCTAACAATTTAGAAATGTAGGGTGTGAATTTACCAGTGCTTGCCAACTGGATTTGTTCAGTGCTTGGGTTGTTTGTGCTGTCGAACAATGTGTATTCATTGTCCATTATCATTTCTTGCGTAGACTGATTGTCTATGTTTGGCTTGTAGAAATAACTATTAGGTTTAAAAAAGTCCCCTTGACCATCCATGTCGACAGAGAGTTTTGTATTTGGTTCATTCTTAGGTATAGACATTAAGTACCTCCTGCAACTCTACCAGCCATCTGAAGGTAAGGTTCAACATCTAAGCCTATCGCTGTATATATGTCTTGCCATCCTGCCAAATCACCTATTAGTGCTTCTGTTGCCAGCTTGTCACTTTCTATTAATGACTGGTGATAAGTGTTTAGTTCCTCTTTAGACGCTGTGTTATTTTTTACGTTAGGCTCTATTTTCCTAGCTGTCTGGTAAATTTCGTGCATGTTATCTTTAATTTTCGCTATGCCTTTTGACCAGAATTGTACTTCAGCCAAGTTACCTTGTGGCGTTTCTATAACAATTTTTCTGTCAAAGTAACCACCCGGATACGCTTGCCAGCCATCGTTTTCTACTATTTTAAAAGCCCCACTATTTGCTATCAATTCAACCATTTCATCAGATTCTTTTGGGTCACCTACAATTACACCAGTCCTTACAATGTCAGTTAATTTTTCTGGTAGCTTAGATGTTTCGTAGCCTTTTCGTTTTACTTTTTCTACTGTAGTTTCTTTTTCCTTAATGCCCGGATTTATAACATCAGTTGGTTCTAAATCTGTAACAACTTTCTTTTGTGTTGTTGCTTGTTTTAAGAACTGAACAAGGTTAGCTTGTGCTTCATCTGCTGTTTTGTACAATTTATTTATTGCTCTTTGTGAAGGCAGTATTCTGTATAAGTTATTAGCACCACCAGCTACAGCACCACCTAAAGTCATACCAACAACAACTGACTGACCAAAACTACCCCAGTCAAAACTAGACTGATTATTAGACATTAGCCTTACACTTTGACGAAGGGCGTTATCTGCACCAGAATACATGCCACCTTCGTAAGCAACTAATGCTGTAGGACTTATAAGTTTCTTTAAATGATTTTTAATTGCACTCTTGCCAGCCGATTTAGCACTGTGCTTGGCAAAGAAACCCAGCCCTAGTGTGTATAGACCTGCGTATGTTGAAGGGTCACTGATAAGCCCCTTTGCCATTCTTTTAGTTCCATTCCATGTCCAG